CTCTTTCGATTCCTTTCTCCGTGCTTACCTTCAATTCTACGCAATACACTACGTGCATCTTCAATCCCCAGGAACGTTTCAAAATGTTCTTTAAATAGTTTCTTCGCCAACGTTAAAGTTGGTGTGTTGGGGAAACGTTCACGCAATTCTCTTGCGATTTTTGTCTTTTGACTTTCTGCCATATATTTTTAGAATGGTTGGTAAACAGTCCTACCGCCACTCTTGACCGCACGTAATATCTGACCTCTGTTCCCTTCCTTGTTGTAAGATACGTGAACCCAAGATGGTGCGTTCTCACTTCCAAATTCCCAAATGAGTTGATCAAATGTACAATTTTTTCTTATGTAATCAAATATCTCTTTGTTATTTATGCCACCGTGAATATCTCCATCAATATCAAGTGCCTTTCCTTCCATATGCTGCGAACTTTTTGAACCGCCTATGCGTGTATTAAGTTCGTGACTTCTGAAGCCTGATGAGATACCAATTGGTTTTCCAAAATGCTCACGCACCTTGTCAAAAATGTTGGTGCATACAAGCTTTAAGTTGTGCAATTGTTCAGCGTTTGGAGTATTACCAATGCGCAAAGCTTGTGCTTGGTTGCTATGCGTCACCTCTTTGTAGCTTACGTACTTACTTATCTTTTCCATCTGTCATCGCATCGGTTATGTCCTCTGATTTTCTTCCAATAATGGTCTTGATTTTACTCCACAAATCTTTACCAGTTACTGATTCAATTGATTCAATAATTGATTTGAATTCAATGATTGCAACAACTGTGGCTATCAACTTTGTGATGGGGATAAGTTGTTCGATTATGTAGGTTTCAATTAAGAATCCACTCACAATCGCCACTTGATACAATAGCATTTTTGTAATTGTATCGCTCATCCTTCTTGACCTTATTTTCTGCCCTAATTTCAAAGCCTTCCATATACCCACAACCATATCCATTGCCACCAAAAAACCAATAGTAATCATCAATTCTTTGATGGGTAGAAATACAGTCGCAATACCCAACAACCACAATTTAATTTTCATCTTTTCTCCTGCTTTTTAAGGTATTGTTTCAATAACTTTTCGTACTCCTTACGCTTTAATACGATGGGGGTAGAAAGTCTCTTAGATTGATTCTGGTTCTGCATTCTTTGTACGAATTGGATATTAAAAAATTGCTCTTTCCGTATGGGTTGCGGTCAGGTGAGATATTGTTATCTGTATTGTTGGTGTATTCGGGGAATAACTCACTATTGTAACACAAATAATCTACCATTCTTTTGGTGTACCAACGTGCATTTTGTCTTGCAGATTCTTTGAGTGATTCCATTTCCAGCTTGGTGACTGGTGTAGTATCTTCACTTTGTCTGCTCACCAAATTTCCGTTATCGTGTTTGTACAAAAGAGATGGATATAACTCTACCATTGTCCACCACAACACCACCTTCAACACATATTCGTTGAGCAATGTTTCATAGTCACCTGATAAAGTTGCATTTGCTACATCATCCTTTAATTTCACAGTTAAATTAGTCCCCAAAAAGTTGGTCAAATACTTATCCTGCGCCAAATAGATGGCAGGGCGAATAAGATTGGGATCAACTGCATCAGTCAATGGTGTAAATTTCTTTATATAATCCTCATTGATTAAAAGTATCTCTTGTGGTATTGGCATTTTTTAGGCGTATTTAATTGAACCTCTGGATGGTGTATTTATTGGAGCAACACCTTCAACTCCTTTCTTTGGAACATATGGATTGTTACCCACTCTTTTATCATTTTCAAGACCTTGATTTGGTAGAATTCTACCTTTGGAATCTCTCTTTCTCATATAGATTTGACGCTTCCAAAAATGGTGACAAAATGCGCCACCTTTGTAGACGAAAATATCATAGGTACTTTGACCGGTAGGTGCGAAATCTCCATTAACTCCTTTGTCACTCATTCGCTTTATATCTTCATATCGGAACACAGCACCTGCCGTAGACAATCCCACCATATCAATGCAGAATTCACGTGAGTTAACAGATAGATTTTGAGAATATGCATAACGTAATTTGTAAAGTCCTGCATCACCCCACTGCGACTTATCTCCACCATTTGCATCACTCATTGATGGCATCTTATTGAATAATTGTGAGGTGTAGTTTAATTCATTCTCAGGATCAAGTACATCTTCTTCACTTATTAATTCCCATTCCTCAATATCAATATATTCCGCTTTCGATTTTAATTCATAAATGAACATTCTACCTTCTTCATCTGTGAAATCATTTGAAGATTGACACACGTGCGATGTCTGCTCAATATTCACACGCTCAACAATTCTTTTTGCCCAATCTCTACCTGCATCACCTCCCCATAGTTGCCAAGCAATGCGACCAGCAGTTGGAAATCCATCCTCTCCTTGATTCCATCCTGTTGCCTCTTTGTCTACTTCGTGCCGTGAAAAGTAAGAGTTCATTCTTTGCACTGTGTCAAAGGAAAGATTGCGTTTATTGCTGATGTCTCTCGCACGTGCAACACCTATCTCCGTTCCACCCCTGCCATATTCCTCTCTCCACTTTAATCCAAGTTCTGCTTCACCTGCCATTTCATCGGTTGGTGCATAGCTCTCATCTGCTTGAGATACGTTCGTGTGTTCGCACTTAACTTTTTTTTTTACTGCTGACTGTTGTGCTTCAACTGGTGCTACTTCTAAAATATCATTTGAAATAATCTTCGGAGTGGCTACCACATTGGATGCCTCACAAATGATGGAGATTCCATCTTCAATTAATCTTTGGAATGGCTCAATGACCTGCTTCTGGAATATGAATAAAGCAGTTTTCATTTCATCGGTATTGCTACCCAATCCACCCCCATCACGCACACCAAATAACAAAGGAGAGGTCACACGATGAGCAATCATTATCTGCTTTGTGCATTCCTCACTCAAAAACTGATATTGCTTGTCGGCATCGTGAATGGGAAAAGATGTGAATTCCACACCTCTATCTCTTTCTTCATTAAAAAATGTCAATACCTTTCCTGCATTTTCTGCGCTACCCAAAGACATTTGCAATTGATTTTTAATCATATGCTGTTCCTCCAAAGAAGGGATGCCATTATTGAAAGATGCGATTAATGAAGGGAAAAAACCATTAAGAATATTGTTAACGTGGTATTCTCCAATTTGGCGAGTTAATTCAATGTAGTTAACGCTACCAATGTAATCAGGTTTCGGGTAGTATTCGCTACCCATCTTTAACGTATGTATGAAAAGGACTTGCTTTGGCAATTCCTCTTTATTTTCTTCGTCAAACATCGCAATAAAATGCGGTGTGTTCTTCTTTTTGCGTGTATCACTCCAATCGCGAGAATACCATATACCAATCACATCATCATTTTCATCACTACACGCAAGGCGACAATTCTCAAAAGGCAAATGATTTACTTGTGCAATGGTTGTTCTATCCATTGACCATATAACTTCCAAATAATAACCTCCAAAAAGTTTTAGGTCTCTTGATATATGCGGTACAATTGAATCGATTTTTAAGCCACTTAAATACGCATTAGCTATATCATTGCCACCACTCACTCCCTTTCCTGCAATCATTTGACTGATTGAATTCACGATTGATCCGTGTACTGGTGATTCACTTTGTAATTCAATCAAGTACTGCGGATACATATTAGCCTCTCCAAAATTTACCCATCCTTTTGATACATTTTCACGCTCAATAGGTGCAATCTTAACATATTTGGACATTTCGACTTTTTCGCCGATTCGTGACTTTATATTTTGAAGGAAATTATCCATTGTATTCGATGTCATTTGGGATGGTTAATGTTGGTTGGTCAAAATATGTAGTTAACGTAGTGAATTCGATATAACCTCTTTTAATCTCACCAACCACATCAACAGAAGTAGGATCAAGGTTGCCACCCGAATTTTGACCATAAATAATATAATTGTAACGGCCACCATCAGTGATTAAAACACTACCTTCCGTTGGATTATCAGCATCAGTGCTAATAGATAGCATTGTGATTCTTTCGCTACTGCTCATCACAGATGGAATGACCGCATATTGTTTTAACGTAATCTCGTTCTGCAAGATTAACAGATAGTCCGTAAAGGAAGGTAAAAGCAAAACCCCCTCTTCTAATGAAAGAAGAAGGGTTTGCGAGGCGGTATTAGTCTGTAAGTAATTCACTACCTACAAATATAAATTAAATAGTTGGGGATACAACAGTGATGCTACCAAAGTTATCGAAAGGAGTTGATGTAAACGATTCCAAGCGATAAGCCTTATGCGCTTCTTCTGCGGTGAAGGTAATGGTGTAACCATTCAAGTCACCCTTTGCTGTACCTGTTGCGGTAGTCATTGCGGTAACTTCTGCACCATCTCCTTTACCAACCATCCAAATATTATCGTTGTTGTCTTGAACAAAAACAACAAGGCGATTTTTGGCAACTAATTCCAATTGCTTTCTGCGTGCAGCAGACAACTTAAAGAAGGTAGCGGCAACGGTTTGAGTGTAGAAAATAGTTCCATTCTCAACAGATGAAGCTACTTCCTCAGTAAAGTTACCAGTGTGTTTTGGGCAAGTATATTTGTAGATGGATGCGGTAGGCAATCCATCAACTTCTTCACTTGTTACATCAATGGTTACACCACTCAAAAAGTCAGCGTGCTGTTGCAAATAGATTGCTTTGATTCCTCCGATATTATCTTTGCAATCTAAAAGAAATCCTGCGGTTAATTCACAAGCCATAATTTTATATTTTTTTTATTAGTTAAAATAAAGGGAAGGCAGAGTTAACCACCTTCCCAATTACTTGTGGTTAATTTTTAAGAGTAGAATACGATTTCGTTACCGAATCCATACTGCACACCTGCCAAGAATTTAGCAGAGAAACGGACTGTCTCATCCAAAGTTACATTCTTCATTGAGATAGTAGCAACTTCGTTCCATTGTGCGGCAGTGTTAGTACCAAACCACATATTACTCTTTTGTGCAAATACCATAATGTCATCGGACATACCTGGACATTCAGCAATGGTGTATTGTCCCAACCAAGTCATTGCGATAGCATCGCCTGACTGATAGAAGAAACCATTACCTGCGGTAGCCATAGCGTTACGATAAGCCTCAGCTACGTTTGAAGCAACGTAAAGGATTGGCTTTTCAGTAGCACGGCGAACACGGATAGGCATTGCAGCAATTACTTTTTCGATTTCAGCAACAACATTGTTTTTAGTTACAGTTGTGTTAGCAACATCAATAACATCAGCATCAGCAGTTAACAACGCTTCGAATCCTGCATACTCGCCAGTTGTAGCGTTAACACCTTGCCAAATTAAACGCTCATTGTTAGCACCAATTCCACCCAACATTGTAGCAGTTACGGCCTCCAACAATTCAGGAGTGATCTCACCATTTTGGGCATAAGATGTATCCCAATCGGTCAAGAAATCATTAGCACACAATTGACGTTGTACTTGGAATTTCTCCAAAGTCAAAACACGTTGAGACAATGCGATTGTTCCGCTATCTGTGAAATCACAAGTAGGCGCAGCAAAAGTCACGTTGTCTACGATTTTTCTAACTACTTCTTTGTAATCAATATTTTCCTTGAAGGTCAAATATTGCAAAGATTCGTTTGCAAGGAAGGCAGACTTGATGTATCCTCCTGCGAGTTTACCAGCGTATGTGGTAGATAAGGTTGTGGTTGTAGCCATCTTTATTTATTTTTTTCGATTAAATATTTTACTCTATCTGTATGAGACAACTTGAAAAATTCAGCTTGACTCATTTCCTTTTTTTGTGCAACTGCAACTGACTTCTTAACTGAATCAGCAGCAGGTTGCTTTGACATCTTTTCGATAGCAGAAGAAAGATTTTCTTTCTCAGCGTTCAAAGAAGCAATCTTTGCCTCGAATGCTTCAACCAATGAATTGATTGTTGATTCGAATTCCTCACGGCTCACTCCATCGAAAGCAGCTTGTTCTTCTTCGACAACGGGAGTAGCTTCTTCTTCTACCATAGGCTCTTTAATCTCAGCGATAACTCCACCGCTTACAACGATTACTTTACCCTCAGCAGTTGTATGCTCACCATCGGGAGCAGGTACTGGATTGCCATCGGCATCCATTACGAATAGTTCGCTACCAACAGCGAATTCAGCATCAGGTGAATACACCTCAGTGCCATCTGCAAGAATGGCCATAGCCATCTGCATTTCTTTTTTGATTTCTCCATCAGCAGAAAGTTGAATGCCAAAGGCCTTCAATCTATCAGCGTATTTAGAAACGATTTCACTTACTTTGTTCATATCTACTTTTTTTCTTTTCTTCTTATTAGTAGCAAAACCACTATTTTTGTTCCCGCATAGTTTTCGTTTGTTTAAGTTTGTTTAGTTGTTTACAGAAAAAGGCCTCCAAACGTGGAAGCCTTTTTTTGTCGGGTAAACAATACACCTGCACAGGTGTAATGAAAAACATCCAAAGTGTGCATCGTTGAGAGGCAATGGATGTGTATTAAGTTACAATCCGCTTAACTCGTTTTCAAGTTCCTTCATTATCTTTTCGATTTCCTGCTGAGTCATATACTCATCACTTATCTCAGTGAAGAATCCCTCCAATGAAAATCCTTTTACATCGCCCTGCTTTATTGATGCCCATACCTCATCATTGTCTATCTTCATCCCGATACACCAAGTTCCTTCCGGAAAGGAGAATCCAAAATTTTGACTCTTATCAAATTGACCTTCTGTTATCCAAGATTCCACAACCGTGCATCCTGCAACTGGGATTTCGTGTTCTAAATTGGAGTTGTGGTGCATATTCCTTTTAAGATATTCTTGCGCTATCTTATTGATTGTCTCTTTGGAATATTTGCAATAATACTCCCGTCCAACGGCATCAACTCGATAGATCAATTGTTCGGGAATCATCACCGCACCATACACCATCTTGCGCTCACCTTCCTCCACTGCTGCTTGTTGGACTTTACGAGTCTTTGATAATGCTACAAAATCCACTTCGATGGCAGGATTTTCAACAAGACTCATTGCGTGTACACCAAGATAACCGCTATCATCAATGGTGTACTCAATTACTTTTACTTCTTCTTCTTTCATATTACTTTATTAATTTTGATTGGTCAATAATCTTCTGTTGTGCATCTTGTGCGCTGGTTACATTAGTAGCTAAAACGTAGGTTTGTAACGGTTGTGATTTTGTTTGTCCATTATTTAAGAAAGACAAATCCAATGCAGGCGCAGCAGTTGAACCACCACCTGCACCCATACCACCGCTACTTAAATTGGTAGTTGTATTTGGAGCAGTTGATGTTCCTGGGTTAAATTTCATTGCCGCAATCTTAGCGACATTCGCAGCACCTGCAATTCCTGCCGAAGCAGCAGCGATAAAACGTGAAGGGCCAATTAAAGTAGGGTCAGCTAAAACATTTTGCACCGCTTGAACCGCACCAATTCCAGCTTGTGCAAGTTGTAAAGATTTATTCACCTTGAAAGATTGCTTTGCATTTAGAACACCATTTGCAGTTAATGCATCAGCTAAACTACCTAATGCACCTAATGAGGCTTGCGCTAACATATAGCGATGTTCATATAAATTGGAATCAATCGCCCTTTTTCTATCAGCACTTTCCCATTGAACAAGTTCTTCATCAGTTGCAAATTGAATAGACGACCTTAAACCATCAGCTTTTATTTTGACATCTTCTTTTGCTACCTCTGCTTTTATTTCTTTTGATGCCGTGAAATACTTTGATTCAATGCCTAATCTTTGAGCTAACAACTCATTATCCAACTGAACTAAAAGTTGATTGTTACCGTGAGCAAGTTTTTTCTTTGCTTCGTATTCTAACTCCAATTGACGCAATTCTCTTTCTCTACCACTCAAAAGATTCTGATATCTTTTCTCTTGTTCACCCAATAAAAATTCAGTTAATGACTTTTGATCATCTTTAATTTTTTGAATACGTGCCGCCTCTTTCGCTGCTGCCTCTTTGGCTAAACGTTCTTTTTCAGCTTCAACTTCTTTTTGTTTTTTAAGTTTTTCCTCCTCTAATTTCTTCGTTTCCTCTGCTCTTTTCTTTTCATTCTCTGCACGTTCTGAAGCTTTGGAATCAGTTAACCCAATCCAATCCATAAAGTCCACCAATCCACCTGTAACCGCATCAATGGTTTCTTTGATGAAGCCAAACATCTTCCCAACTAATCCACCTGCCTCAACTAACTTATCAAAGTTCATCACAATCGCTGCAATGATTCCACCCAACAAAAAGATTGGATTAGTCAATAACGCTTTACCCAAGTCCAACATAGTTGAACCAAAACCTTTTGCAGCTTTTGATAAATCTCCAAATTTAAAATCTTTAATTGCTCCAGTTACTCCTTGTAATCCAGTTTGGGCTGCGCCAAAATCCAAAGAAAGAATTGATGAGCCAATCATTCCAAAGGAGTTATTTAAACGCTCCAATGGATCTCCTGCTAATGTATTGACTGACCTACCTAAGTCACCCACTTTATCTGTGAGTTCCCCAAGTTGTCTTTGTACCTTATTAAATTCCGCAGTGCCTTCGGGAAGTCTTGCCAACTCCTCACGCAATTGACGCATTTGCGCCCTTAACGATTGCGTTTTTTCGGTTGCGTTACCTTGTAATTCAAATTCTAAAACTACCTTATTGTTAGCCATTGAAAATCATTTTAATTAATTCGTAAGTACCCCAAATTAAAGTAGCAACTATTGCTAAATTGATACAACCAGTCAGCAATTTTGGTAATTTATTTTGGTAGTTTTTTATATCTGACTTGATGCCCATTTTTTGCATCTCGCAAATGTTCTTGAATGTCTGCTGTGGATTATTCATAATGATATTGTGTGTAAATTATTTGACCTGCGATAAAAATATTATTTTCAGGATAACTTGAATTTTTTAATAATAATTGAGGAGCAAAGGTCAATCCAACAATATCAACATCAATTTCAAAATTACCGCTCATGCTTTCAAGATTTTCACTTACAATGATTTTATCCTTCGCGGTCATTGCCCCTGCACTTGCGCTAATTTGAAGATTAAATTCTACATAGCCATTGCCATCTATACCCGCCCCAATTTGAGCAACTGACAACATTAATTTCACATACCAAACGCTATCATCGGGAACGGTTATGTAACTACCTCTTTCATTGGTTAGTGTTATTGGTGTGGTGTTATTTGTCCAGTCACCATTGCCACGTACTTGAATTATTCCACTTTGATATTGTCCTGCGTAAGTGCCACCACTACCGATTGTCACTCCGCTATTGATTGCCTTTGCATAACTGCCACCAATTAAGCTATTACTTATGCCAAACGTTACTACATTACGTTCACCATAGACCATTGTGTTCAGTACGTTTTTATCAATGGTATTATTGGGAGTTGCTATTAACGTTGTATTTGCTGATTTTACAATTGGTTCTTTTGTCAATATTTCGGGTTTATTACCACCTTGTAAAGGTTTTGGTTTTCCATCAGGAATTTTGGCATAACAGTCACCTGCCACCCATAAATAACCATATTGATTACAACACGCTTCAGTGGCAGTTGCAGGATTTCCTTCTGCATCAAGAAAAGGAACGCTACCATTTGTATTAATTACATTATCGGGATGCAATAAACAATCAGGAGTGGCACTAACCACTTTAATCAGTTTTACCTTAACACTATCTTGCATCCCTACTACATAATCGCTGATTTCTAAAATGCGATAGTATGCATCTTTGATGTATATTTTGTCATTGAAATTAAACTGATAAATGTCTGCAAAATCCAATGCAAAGAACGCTTCAATAATACGTGCATCAGGTGCGTAAATATCAGCAATGTAATCATTCCAATAACGCTCATAAAGCGTCTTATATGGTGTACTTGGAATGTACTGCAAAGGTACTTCTTGACCAAAGTTCAAATCTTCATCAGCAATGGTTGGTTGATTGCTTGTGTAATGATTAAATAAATAAAAATAACGTGATGGATAAGTACCATTTTCGTTATCATACATATCAATTTTTATTTGATCTTCAGTCTTGTAAAGAATCCTTGGACCTGGACTTACATAACCACCTGCATCATTAATAAATTTCGGTATGGCAAAAGTTGTATTATTTATTAATGCACAAGGTGTTGGAAAAAAGAAAGTTTCAATCTTTACTTCATTTGTAGCAAAATCATTTTCAGCATCA